TTTATCAACTAAAAATTTCTTAGGTGTTTTCTCAACAGCTGTAACTGCTTCTGTTATACCACCAAAATCTATTTCTTCTTTATCTCCAGCATAACCACCGGGCGCATTTACTAATCCACGCTTCGCGTTCATTATGCCACCCCCTAGTGCACCTACTCTTCCGCCTTGAGCAGCTATGTTCAAAATCTCAGGAGTGTCAGGGGTGTTTAACATTCCTTCAGTGTAGTCATACTGATCGGGGCCGTGATAAGGTAGAGATAAGTCTACTGGGCCTGTAGCAAATAAATTATCTGCTGGAAGATCATTATTTACAGCTGAAAAATTATCATAAAAATTATCATCAGGATGAGCTGTACGGGGAGTTATTTCAATTTGAGTCTGTGGACCAAGTCCAACTTTATTTTTATAATAATCTTGTAGTGTTCCTGGTAAATTGTCCATCCCTAGTATTGTTCCTGGAGCATATTGATCTTCTAGAGATACAACATCTCTAGCAAATTGATCTACACCACCAATTGGATTTTTAGAAACAGTTGATGCTAAATTTGTATGAACTGTAGGCTCAGTAATTTCAAGTTTAGTAGTTAGTGGATCAAGTCCAACTTTATTTTTATAATAATCGTGCACTGTTCCTGGTAAATTGTCCATCCCTAGTATTGTTCCTGCAGGATATTGGTCTTCTAGAGATACAACATCTTTAGCAAATTGATCTACACCACCAATTGGATTGGTTGAAATAGTTTCGCTAAATTCATCAATTTCGTCCGCGTAAGCAGGAGAACCCAAAAGTAAATTAAGTGGGTTATATCTCTTAGCTTTAGTGAACAAATTAGATAAATTACTTTTTGTAGGAATCGTTTTCATAATTCCTTTAAGGTCTTGATTAGTAATAACAGGTGTTTTAGTTGTACTCTTTGTAGTCGGTGCTACATATCTATCTCTATGACCTTGTCCTGGTGTATAATCTTGTCGAGTTCCTGGTGACATACCTGGATCATCCCATCGGCCAGCATAACCAGGTCTCCCCGGTCCGCGTTTAACTAATTGTCCTCCATTTTTTAAACTTACAATTCCACCTTCTTTTAATCCTAATGATGCTAATGCATCTAAAATAGTATCTTCAAGATGACCCGCAGCTTCCATCGCTGCGCGGATCGCTATTCTTCTACCTTCATCATTAATTCCTATACCTGTTTCCTCTTCTTCATCTTCAAGTCTTTTTAATTCTTGTTCCGCTGTAATTCTAGCTAAATCTGCTGTACCTGCTGTTGCCGGAACGAGGGCTGCTTTCATGCCCGGTATACTAAATGGATCTGTTCTTAAAGTTTCTCCTGCGCCTTTTAAATATCCTGCACCTGTACCTAAAGCTTTTGTACCACTTCTCATCCATCCCGGATCCATTGCACCAGCTTTATCCATTAAAAATTGTTGTGCGCTTGGAGTTCCCGCTCCTTCTACTACAAATCCTTCGGGATGCATAGCTCTACTCCCAGCAGTGCCTGGTGCACTTAATGCGCCAATACCTGAAGCTAAAGCTAAAGATAATTCATCAAATTCTCCTTCACTTCCTTCTTGTGCTAATTGTGATAAAAGATTTGCTCCTCCAGACATTAAACCTCTTTGTAACATTCCCGATCCCATAATTCCTGTAGGTCCCATCATAAACGGTGCGAATGCAGCCATATACGGTAATAAAGGTTTAAGTTCGTTTGGTACGATCTTGTCTAATACTCTTGAAATTGGTTTAGTTATTTTTTTTAAAAATCCCATAATGTCTCTTTAATTGTTGTGAAAGTGCAAGGACGCGAAGCTTGAAATTACGCTATGAAATAACAATTTACTAGGTTTTGTGCTCATCGTCAATGTATTATACCTTTCCAGTGTCCGCACCTAACTGAATCGCGGCTACTTTAATATGAACATCCCTTCGGATGTGTTCTCTTTTAGTGGCTGTAGCACCGTCATTAACATCATTATCAGCCTCTTTATCTGAGAAGTATTCTTTACCTGTTTCCATGTTAGTGATGGTTACTTCACACTCAGGGGTAATTACATGAGTTCTTTTACCATCTATTATCTTGTATTCGCTCTTTGCTTTTTGCTCTATAAAAGGCATTTTTCTCCTATGTGGTTGTGACCTCAGAAGGTCTAGTTATTTGTAATATCGCAGCCGTCATTTCAATTTTATTGCCCGTAGGTGTTTGCATTTTTAAAATATCTCCTGCTTCTAATACTAAAAGGTTATTGAAAGTTAATAAATCTACACTATCACTAGCAACAACTGTAACTGTATCGTATTCAAAATCGGTAGTACTAGATAAATCATATACTTTAATATCTACTACTAAATTACTTCCGTGAGTATTGTATAATTTTATTGTTTTAACAATAGAAGTTGTAGCATCAGGTGAAGTATACATATCATCATAAGAAGCTGATGAAGTAATTGTTGCCTGAATATTTTTATATACGTTTGCCATTATGATAAAAAGAAATTAAACCTTTCTGTATCGTCCTTGTCGGGTTGTAAATAAGTTGAGTTCAATTGTTGTATCATAGAAGCCAAAGTTCTGTTAATTTGTCTTTGATTATCTTCTGAATATTCTTTTTTAGGTTCTGGTAATCGTACCACTATTTTTGTCATTAAATAAATCCTCCGTATCTATATAAATCTATAAGTCCACCATCAGCCATTCTATCGTCCTTACTTCGTCCAGGGCCTTTTTGTGTTACATTCCCTGCAAAGCCACCCTTATAATCTTTATGTCCATAATAACCTTCACCTCTATTGGCTGCTCTCTGTTGTTTGTCAAATTGCATTTGATTAAAATGTTGTTTGACTTGGGGTTTAATATAATTTTGATAAGTATTTGAAGACGACCAGGGTCGCTTGTTTTGATTAAATTTTTGAAGTTTATTTTTTATAAAAAAATCTGACATATAAGGTTGGCTAGAAGGAGGATAGTAGGCCAAGTTTCTTTCATAATAAGAATCTTTAGCTCTATTAAATAATTCTTCCTTATCTTTGTCTGACATATCGTCAGAATCATAATAACCTAAAGGATTAGATCCAATTGCATTTGGTATTCCAAACAATTCATTCATATTTATATCTCTAGCAAAATTGGTTGAATCTACATAATTAGGAAGTTCATTTACATTATGAGAAATTTCGTGTCGTAATGTATTCAATGCTTCTCTGTTAATATTTTCAGGATACTCATAATTAAGATCCCTCATCTTCTGATCACTTAATTTTTTATTTCCAGTGTCCAAGTGAGGAAGAGCATCAACTCCTGTCCCCCTAAATATCATTTCTGAATTTCTTGGGCTAGTGGGGTTGGTTCCAACAAGATCCGTAGTCTCTTTAGCTATATTAATAGGACTCGTTAAACCAATTTCTGTGTTTAATGGATTTTCCATTGTATACCCTAAGTTGTTTGCTAATATTCCTTCTCTTTCAAATGTATTTATTGCAGGACGCAACATTTGAAACATTTCTGGAATTAAGTCGGGTCGAAGTCTATATTCTGAACCTTTTATCTTACTCATATCTGGCTCAACTCCTGTATCAATATAGGTGTCTTCCATTTTATTAATAACATCCTGATCTATGTCCACATATTTGGTAGGATCTCCACCCAAATCAGTTGCGGGATTTAGATTTACATTATATAAAGGGCCAGTAGGTGGTTGATATAAACCGTGTAGACGAGAAATATCTCTAGGCATATAACCTGCCTGTACTTCAGGAGTTGATTGAAGTAAATTCATTAAAAAAGGATTATCTAATCTAGCCATTACCTTCTCCTGTCCGGTTGTAGATCTACTTGGAAAGTTCCAAATCTCCAGTTTTCAGCAGCTCCATCATTTTCAATTCTTAAACTTGCGTATCTTCCACTCGCTCGGGTATCTATCTTTTGAGTCGTTGGATAAACAGTAAAAGGACTTAAATCACTATTCGCTAATGTATCAGAAGGATAATCTTTGAGTTTAATTGTGACTGTATTTTTAGTCGTTAAAAGTTTAAAATTAGGAATAAATCTTCTCATAGCTAAAAAGACTTCTGTTTGATCTTTTTGCAATGAAAAATTATAAGACTGAATATGAGATGTTAAAGTGGTTGTAGAACCATCTGGATTAATCTGATCGGTTCCCGTTTCTTGTTGAAAATAAACAGTTTGACCTAATCCTGTTTCTCCAATGATACTTGGAAAAGTTCCGGTTGCCGTACTATTAAACTGAGTCGCGTAGGGTTGAGGATAGATAATAGAATCAATCCAAGTCGTTCTAATAGAATTAGTATTACTTCCTATATACCAATTTCCCATAGGAAGTTTTTGTGATTCACCATAATTATGAACGACGTATCGATCATTATAAGTGGCTCCCTGCGTCGGATAATACCAAATAACTTCTGTAAACAAATTGTTAATTCCTGCATTTACCTGTTGTCCTTTAGTGGTATCAAAATCATCAAAGACATAGTCTTCTACACTACAGGGCAAATTATTAACCGTACCATCAAATGAAAAGAAACCATTATTGCCAACCCAATAGGCAACCCCGTCAATTTCAACAACGGCATTTTGACCTATGAGTCCACAGTTTGTACCCACCTGTTCAAATCCAAAAGTAAAAGGAGCTCCTACAAATTTCATAGAATACAAAGCATTGTCGGTCCATATTAAAATATTTTCTTTCGCTACAATTCCTCCCATAATTTTTGAACCGTCTTGTAATCTATAAGTACCTGCGCTGTTTGTTGCTGAAGGAGGATATACATTTATTTTTTCTTGATCAGAAAATCTAAGAAACATATCATCTTGTGACGAAGCAGTACCAATTGTGGTTTCTGT